AATTTTTCGAGCCTTCGGCTCTCCAGTTAATGGTAGTATGTCAGTGTGACAGAATTTATATAGGAGTATAAATGCCGTATACAAAAAGTGGAATGAAGAAAAGATATTCGTCTAAGAGAAAGACGAAGAAATAGCAGCCTTCGCTGTACCCTGTCCTGGGTGCGTTAACGAACTTGTAGTAGAAAAAGATGGTATACTCATGTGTACTAATAAGAAATGCAAACAGTATAGGAAGAGACAAGCAGGTGGTTACAAAAAATAAACTCTGTTACGCAGCAGGATGTCATAGACCTCTACCAAAAGGTAGGAGCAAATTTTGTAGTGATAGATGTAGCAATAGAATTGCTATGCAGAAAAAAAGAGCTAAAAAATTAGGAGTCGAATGGAAGCAGGAAGATGATGTTCTTGAAATACCTAGTGAGAAAAAAAATGTCAGTGCAAGGCGTGGAAAAGTTTATCGTGATATTGTCGAATCAGGTCTTGCTCAAGAGATACTTGAGAAAAAAAATACAATCTCTGAAGTCGCTACTGTTTTAGGAACTACCCCAGGTGCTGTCTCTATGGCTTATCAGGCTTTTATGGAAGATACTCAAATTGAGAAAGCAAAAGAAAATTGGGATTTACCTCAAGTTGCAGAAAAATCATTAGAGGACTTCTCTAAGTTTAGAGAGAGATATTTTCAGACAGAACAAGGTATAGCATACGAGACACCAGATTTTCATATCAAGTGGATTGAATCAATATTAAGTACTATAAAGAATGGGGGACAACAGATGATACTATCTCCTCCTCGACATGGCAAGACAGACTTGTTAATTCATTTCGCAGTATGGTTAATTTGTAAGAATCCTAATGTTAGAATACTTTGGGTAGGTGGTAATGAAGAGATAGCAAAGAATGCTATTAGTTCAATACTTGACCAACTAGAAAATAATGAATTACTTATCGAAGAAATTTGTGGGCCTGGCAGGGGTTTTAAACCGAGTTCTAGGACTGGAAAGACCTGGTCGCAAAATGGATTTACTGTTGCTACTCGTACTGTCACTGGTATTAAAAGCCCTACAATGGTTGGGCTTGGAAGAGGTGGAAAGATTCTTTCAAGAGACTGCGACATTATTATCTGTGATGACATTGAAGACCACAGCTCTACTATGCAACCTTCTTCAAGAGATAACACAAGAAACTGGTGGACTACAACTTTGTCTTCAAGGAAAGAGGAACATACTGCAATAGTAGTTATTGGTTCAAGACAACACTGGGATGATTTATATAACCATTTATTAGAAAATGAATCCTGGATTACAACCGTAGAAGAGGCCCATGATACAGCATGTAACGAACCTGATTGGGATGAGAATTTACATAAAGACTGTATGCTTTGGAGTTCTAAAAGAACATACAAATGGTTAATGGATAGAAAGAGAGGAGCAGAAACTACAGGAGGTAGAGCAATTTATGAAATGGTTTATTTGAATGTAGCAATGCCAGATGGAATGGCCTTATTTGACAGGGAAGAGATTGAAGCATGTAGAGACCAGAAGAGAGACATAGGGCATATACCTAGAGGAGTAAGACTTATTGCAGGACTTGACCCTGCATCAACTGGTTATCAGGCCTGTTTCTTATGGGGATACGACTCTGTAGGTGGAAAACTTTATATGATTGATATGAATAACAATTTAGGTGGAGGTATTCCACAAGCATTAGATATTATTAAAGAATGGTGGGAGAAATATAACTGTTCTCATTGGGTTATTGAAGAGAATGGATTTCAAAAAGCAATTAGACAAGATAGAAGTATTAGAGATTTTGCATCTCAACACGGAGTATTCTTAGAAGGCCACGAAACATATTCAAATAAATTTGACCCTGTTTTTGGAGTAACAGCTATGAGGCCTATGTTTCAAGAACAAAAAATTTCTTTACCATATCTAGGATATGAAGCTCAAGAAAAGGTAAACTTATATACGAGTCAGTTAGTGTACTTCTCTTCTGCTAAAAACAAAAGTAAAAGTATAGGTACGAAGACTGACATTGCAATGGCTAGTTGGTTTCCAATGAGAGCAATTAGAAGAATGCAAAAAGAACGATTAGCTGAAGTAGGTACAGACTTTAATCCTAGCTTTTCTGGGTACGAGTCGACTACAATAGACTTAGATGTATGGAGATAAATGCCTTATAATTCGGATGAACTTTACAAAAGAATAGATTACCTCAGAGCTTTTAACGAAGAACAACATATAGATAGGTCAAGAATAAGAGACATAATGAATGGTGGAGAAGCAGCAGTAAAAGCGTTGCTAGGAAACCAGGGAATTGATTTTCACGAACTCCCTGCACCTAATATGTTTTTATCTGCACTTGAAAGATTCGCTCAGAAATTAGGAAGAAGCCCAGATTTAAAAATTGATATTGTAAACGACAAGGACTCAGAGAGGGCTAAGAAGAAAGCTGAGAAATTAGAGAGAATTGTTTTATCTTATGATGAACACCAGAAACTAGATTTACAATTACCACAAGTTGGTAGATGGTTGCCAGGGTATGGTTTTGTAGTCTGGGTTATAGGATATAAAAATGATAAAGAAGGAAATCCGTATCCTTGTGCTAAATTACGAGACCCATTTAGTTGCTTCCCAGGATACTTTGGTAATGACCAACAACCAGAAGAACTAGCTATTATTAATAGGATTCCTAAATCTACATTATTCAAACAATACCCAAATGCTCAAGCTGCACTTCAGGAGAATGAGGCTTCAGAGTCTGGAGTATCAACATCTCTGTGGGGAAGTACAGAAAATAGAAGTTGGACTAATTCAAATGGTTCAGGTGTCGTTGTATGTGAATACTATGACGAAGAGGGAACTTATGTTTATCTACCAGGGCCAAAGAAAATAATTGATTTTATGCCTAATGTACTGAAGAGTGGGCCTTGCTTTGTTATAGCGAAAAGGTTTGCTTTTGACCAGATGCAAAGTCAGTTCCAACATGTCATAGGCCTAATGGCAAATATGGCAAAGATTAACATTCTTGGAACTATTGCTATGGAAGATGCCGTGTTTACAGAGACCAATATTATTGGTGAAATTGAATCAGGTAAATATAGAAAGGGTAGATTTGCAGTAAACTACTTAGCTCCTGGTTCTCAAGTAAGTAAACCAGTTAACAATCTCCCATATCAATTATTTCAACAAGTAGATAGGTTAGAAAGACACTTACGAATTGGTTCAGCATATCCAGTATCTGATGACGGACAATCTCCAAATTCATTTGTTACTGGAAGAGGATTAGAGGAACTAGGTCAATCTGCTTCTATGCATGTTAGAGAATATCAAACAGTCCTTAAAGATGCTTTAGAAGAGATAGATGCTAAGAGGTTGGAATATGATGAGATTATGTATGGAGATTATAGAAGACCTATCGCAGGTATGCATAAAGGTACTGCATATAAAGAAAGCTACACCCCAAGTTCTGATATAAAAGAAATGTATAAGACCAGAAGAGTCTACGGTGTTATGGCAGGATTTGATGAACCACAAAAAGTTATAACTGGTTTGCAATTACTACAACAAGGTATTATAGATACTCAAACTCTCCAAGAGAATCTTGATGGGTTAGATAACATAACAAAGATACAACAGAGAATAAGTTCAGATAAAGCAGAAGGTGTCTTATTTGAATCGCTGATGCAGAAAGCTATAGAGGGAGACCCTAAAGCATTAATGGCAGCTATTGAAATAAGAAAGAACCCTCAAAATATGACAGAGATTTTAGACAAATTCTTTACAGCAGAGGAACCAGAAATGGCACCAGAGGAATTAGCAATGTTACAACAAGCTCAACAAGGTGGGGGATTAGGCTTAGGAGGTTCTCCAGTACCGATAGACCAAGTACTGGGAGCTATGGGACAGCAACCACCAGTTCCAGGAGGACCAGTTGGATAATATAGATGAAAAGTTTTACGATATAATTAATGGAGAAGATTGGGTAGAAGATTCTGCAATAGATGTATCTCCAGGAATATATGGAAGTTTATTAATACCTTCACCAATGCCTGGTATTTGGTTAAACATAATGTTTGTAGATGGACCAGAACTGTTTGATACAGGAGATATAGATAAACAATGGTAAGAAAATCAGCAGTAGATGGAGCATATCAAGACGCAGTTCTTAAACCTATTCCTGACCCAGGTACTTTTGGTGGAAGAAAACAACAAGAAGAACAAATAGCAGCAGTACAACAGGAAGTACAAGATACTGGTGGTATGCCTAATGTTAGAAACATGCCTCAACCTATGAACTTAGCTGCTCCTACAAATAGAGGTTTGGAACCTATAACAGAAGGAGTTCCTATTGGACCAGGTGGTTCAGGCCCCCAACCTATGGAGACAGATACTGCTTTTAATTTTTTTAGAGTCAGTTGGGAGAAAACTGGAGACCCAATATTTTTGGAGCTAATGAATCACATGACTGGAGATGATGAGGGAGCAACTTCTGTGGGAGGAAATATTCCAAAAGATGTATTTGGAGCTTAAATGGACTGGAGAGCCTTTATTTTTCCTGACCCTGCAGCACAAATGTATGTTGCTAATGAAACATCAGCTAATTTAGAAGAACAAGAATTTTTTAGAAATACATTAACACCTGAAATTGCACAAAACAGTGCAGGAATAGCTAAATCATATCCTTCAATGGACCCAAGATTAAATATGTATGCATCTATGGCAGGTCTTACAGAGAATGATAAAACTACATTTGATATTGCTAATGTACAAAATGATTATCAAATAAAAGAAAACTTAAAAAGTATTACAGAAGTTTCTAAAGCAAAAAGAGCATCTCAAATGGGTATGCTTTTATTGGATATAGGATTTCAACCTGTATCAAGAGCTTTCAAATCTGCTATGGTTGCTGCTCAGGAAACAGGGGTATCCCCATTAAAAGCAGTTGGAACCAATGCTCTTATTGGTATGGCAAATTTACTTCCTCCTTTTGTAGCTTCTCAGTTTATTGCATCAAAGATAAGAGATGATGATTTTACTTTCCAAGATAGAACTAGGAGAAAATTACTAGGGGATAATTTTGCTAATTCGTATGAAAAAGCAAGAGATGATTATGGACCAACAGCATTTAACAGAGCTTGGGACGAATATAAAGCAGGTAGAGTTATAAACCTTGGAAAAGGTTGGATGCCTAATTCAGTAGAACTAGAAGAAACAGAACAATACAGAAGGTCAGTCAGTGAAGGAATGACTCACGAAGCAGCTTTAAGAGAAGCTGAAAAGACTTATGGAAGAGAATTAACACAAGAGTTCAAAGAAGATGAAGACCAATATAAATTTAAAACAAAAAAAGCAGGTCTTGTAAATATTTCTCCTGGAAGAGTTGTTGCAGGTAACTTCTTTACTAAAGAAGATATGGGATATGCTATAGGTTCAACTATTGTTGATGGTGCATTTAGATTAGGTGCAGACCCTGTTAACTGGTTACTTGCATATGCAAGTGGAGCCAAGACAGGACTAAGGACAGTTGTTAATAAAGAAGCTCAACAAGAATTTAAGAATGCTGCTCCTTTGTTAATGAGACTTATAAATACTTTACCAGTAAATGTTGGTAAAGGTGCTGTAAGAGTAAAAAGAGTAGGTGGAGAAGTAGGAAAATATACAGCTAAAGAAGCTAGAGCATTACAGTTTGGAAAAACAGCAGACGCATTATTAGAAACAAAAAGAGGAACAAAGTTTCTTCAAGCGTTAGCAGAGAACAAGAAACTTCCTAGGCTAAAAGAAGTATCTCAATTAAATAAACTTGATGACAATATCTTAATGCTTCTTACAAAACTGGATGACCCACAAGATATCAAGAGGGTTCTTAAAACATTATTAGATTCTGAGAATCTTAATATGAAAGAGTTAAGACGAATCCCTTCTATAAGAAAAGCACTAGATGAATTAGGAAGTCTTTCCGAAGTCGAAGCATGGGATATAGCACAATCAGCAGGAGCTTTTAATAAGTTACCATTTCAACAAAATCTAATTCCTCAAACTTTTAATCAACTCTTGAAAGCAATGAGTGGTGGTAAAACAGATGTAGCTAAAAACTTAGATTTATCTTTAGTAAGAAGTAGTTTATCTAAATTGTCAGAGGTATTTAGTTCTACAGCAAGAGATGATGTATTAAATGGAATTGTAGGTTTAGGAAGTGAAGCTAGGTATCTTGCACCTCAGAAATTATCAAGGTGGTTTGATTTAGCACCTAAGAGAAGATTGAGTATTCATAATTTAGGTGAGTCATCAAACAACCTCTATTATTTAATGAAATCAGGAAGACTTGCTGAAGACAGAATGCATGACCTTTTAGATAGAACATTAATGTCACAAACACAAGGAGAATTAGATAATGTTTATAAAGAGGTTCTTGATGAAATTGGAGATTCAATTGTACGAGCTAACCCAGATTTAAGAGGTAGTGAACCTGAGATGAGAAAAGCTATGAAATTTGTATTTGACGAAACAATGGAACTGAAGAAATACTTTGTAAATGAAGATGGAAAGTCTATGTTTTTCCAAGGGAGTAAGCAGAGAAGTCTACCAGATAAATTCGGTGACGCACAGGCTATTGAAGCAGCACCTACTGCAATGCTTATATCTCAGTTTATGGATTCAGGTACTCAAATGATTGATTACATGGAGATAGAAAAAACATTTAGAACATTTAGAAGGCTTACTGGAGAAAAGGGAAGTATAAAATCTGAATGGCTTAATGATACTACCATTCCTGCTTTAGACAGAATGTTCCTAAGATTTAAGTTGCCTAAACGAGGATTATCAACAAAAGGTATGGCAGCAAAACTTAAAGGAGGAGAAGCAGGGGTATCTTTATCAGGTGAGGGAAATCTCCATGCTATGGATATGTTATATCAGGATTTTGTTTCTAATGTATTAAAACCTAACTGGATGTTGAGGTTTGCTTTAACGCTAAGGGTTACACCAGAAGAAGCATTAAGGTGGGCATTCAATGGAGGTAGGGGTAGTTTAAGACATCCTTTGCAATATTACGGATTACGACTTCTACCAGGAAAACATTTAGAAATACAAGATGTTACAGGAGATGTTCTTTGGTCAACAAGAATAAAAAAGAAAGAGTATGAGTTTGTTTCAGAGATATTAGGTGATGATTTCAAAAAAGCTGCAGAGATAGATTATGAAACTGTAGAAAAAATAATGAAGTCTACAAAAATTGGATTTAACGAAACTATGGATGCTTCTGATAATTTTGTCACATGGGCCGTTAGAGGTAGAGACGGAAGAGATATGATATACGATACAGCTAAATCTATTAAGTCTTTAAAGCCTTTGAAAAAAGATGCCAGATTTAGTATTAAAAATGTTAATAAAACATTTTTTACAGAAACAAGTGAGAACTGGAGACCTTCAGGTGGGGGAACATTTGATGTTAAAACAGGGAACATAATAGATAACAATAATATTTTTGGTTCAGTTTCTCCTTACAGAAGTTTATCTCGTTCAGTAGATGAAGATACAATCAGAGGGATACAAGAAGCAAGGAACTTAAATCGAGATGATGCTCTTAAATACTTTATGGAAAATGAATGGTTGTCTCCAAAGCATAAAGAACTACTTGCAAAAGAAGACCACTATATAGGTTGGTTTATGCAAGAAGTCAAAGATGACGTAGGGAAAGTAATAGGAGAAGAATTAGTATTCGATATTTCTGTTGGCCTTAAATATAGTGCAAAAGCAACAGGTAAAGAAGTTGAAACAGCATTAGTAAACTTATCTATGATGGGAATAAAAGGTGTTCAAGATAGTGCTTATATAAGTCCTATCGCATATAAGCAAATATTAAACTCAGTAGATTCAAGACCAGTATTACAGAGGTGGTTAAAAGCTATTGGTAGCCCAGATGACCAAATGGATGGAGCAGCTTTATTAAAATTCCATGATGATTTTATTCTTGCACGAGGTAATAACAATGTTGCAAGAAAAGAAGTATTAGAATCTATGTACGATACAAACTTTGATGTAGCCAAAGCCGTTCTTAGAAAAAAGAGAGGTGTTGGGAATGCAGCTCCTTCAGGAACATGGATGCCACATACAGATAGTTATATGACAGCAATGGCTTCTAGGGCAATGAAAGAGTTGTACTCTACTAGCCGAAGAACGAGTAGAGCATTAAAAGATGGCATGAAGATGGAACATAAATGGATAAATGCAGATGATGGTGCAAGGATAATAAATCCTAAATATGAACAAAATGTAATACATCAGTTGTTATTACATGCACAAGACCCAATATCTGTAAGGATTGCAAATTATGGTATAGATGACACTGTTAGGTGGCTTATGGAAGACCCAGAAGGAGTAAGATTATGGAATATAGTTCTAAAGGAATCTGATGAAAGACTTGTCCAATCAGGAGAGATTGCAAAACTTACACAAGCAAAACATATCAAAGAGAGATTAGAAGCTATTCAATGGAGAATGGCTCGTCTTCTTGGTCAGGAAGAAGATATATATATTCAAGGTAGAAAATCAGGTAGAAGATACGGAAACAAAGGAAGAGAAGCTAAACAAAGAGGGGAACTTAGTGAACAAGTTACTTTTGTACATAAAGATGGACCACCTCTTTATTTTTCAGATTTAGACAAAGTTAAAGCAAAATCAGGATTAGATTTTATCAAAAACAGTGGATTCAGAAATGGAATAGATTTTAGAGAAGATTGGATGATGGCTACTAATGGGAGAGGTGGTGTTTTTTCTGGGAAAAATACAACTGCAGGTGCAGTTGGAAAATATTACAAACAATTTTATAAAGAAGTAATTGGTGATGAAATACAGTATTACCCTGCAAAACTTGAGGGTTCATTTATGAGTTTAGGAGATGTATCAGATTTGCAACAAGCAGATACTGCATGGCAGTATGCAGCAGGTAAATGGCAAAGAGGTTTACAGTATGCTTACAATGCTCTCTTAACAGGGCCTTCAGACCTAGTAAATAGAGACCCACTGTTTAGAATGGCTTTATATGAAAATGGAATTGATGGTATTAAACGACTAACAGTTACAGAACAAGTAGCAGAAGACTTTGCTAGAGGTGCTGCTGACCAGTTGAGGGGAAGTAAATTTGGGGAACAGATATTAGATGATATATATAAAGCAGTAGAAGATGGAAAAAGATTGGGATTCAAAACTGCAGAAGATGGTGCTTGGGATAGTTTAGATGATTTCCAAAAGGTATTAGAAAAGAAAGCTATGGATACTGTAATAAACTTATTGTATTCAACTAGCAATAGACATGTATTTTCTGACATATTAGGACGATATGTTCCATTCCCAGAGATTGGAGCTGAGGTGTGGAAGACATGGGGAGGATTACTTGCAAAGAACCCTCAAGCATTTAACAGGTCAAGAATGGCTTTTGATGCAGGTGAAGAGGGTAAGCCTTGGGATGCTTCAATGGGATTCTTTTTCAAAGACCCTAAGTCTGGGAAAACAATGTTTACCTATCCAGACATAAATCAAGTTTTTCAAAAGTCAGCTTTCGGAGAAGATTTAACTAGCCAGGGAGTTAGGGTTAGACCTGCAGGTTTTCTATCTGGACTTAACTTAGTAGCTTCAAACGGTTTACTTCCAGGGTTTGGTCCGAATGTAACAACTACTTTAGCCTTTTTAAGAAAAGTATCAGGACCTCTTCCTAAAATGTTTGAAGATGCAATATTTGGAGACTATCCACCACCAAAAGGATTTGAGGAATTTAAGCCTCTTCCAAGTTCTGCTGAAAAAATATTAATAAGTAATAATAGATTTATTGAACCATTTAGTCCTGAGTCTAATGATTATTACAATAATGCATATTCATCATCAGTAATAGATAGTATTGCTGCAATGTATGCAAAAGGACTTATCGACCCTACAGATGCATCACAATCTCAGGAACAAATAGATAAAGTTTTAGAGGCAGTCAATAACCAGTGGATTATAAGAGGACTTGCACAGTTTACTTTTCCTACAGGAATACAACCTCGTATAGAACTACAAGATAAAAATGGTGATTGGTGGTTTGTTCAAACATTGGTTAAAGATTACCAAGGTATATTAAAAGCAAATAACTATGATTATCAAACAACAACAGACCAATTCATAGATAAATATGGAATTAACCCAATACCTTTGACTCAGACAAAATCTAAACCAAGACAGAAACTCCCTACAAGAGAATCTGCAGTAAGATTCTGGACTGAGCCAGAGAATAAAGAATTATTAGATGATAACCCAACTGCAATAGCGATATACCCAGACAATTATGATGACCCTTACGAATGGACAAGAGACTGGGACTACATAAAAGAGTTTTACGACCCTAAAGATTGGGACCTACTCTTTAGACAAACTATGTTGGAAATGGAATACTCTGCGTTCTGCGAAAGAGTTAAGGTTTATGGAAAAGCTAATAGGAAAACTTCTGCTTGGGTTCAAGGTGTTTGTGCTAATAAAAGACAGGAACTGGAAGCTAAAGCTCAAGTAGTAGCCTTTGAACCGTTGGGAGTTGGTGAAGTACCAAGAGATAGTAAACAAAACATATTTGATTTATATAGATGGCAAGAAGACGAAAGATTAAAAAATACTCCAGAATTTGAACCACTT